GGTGACATACTACCGCCTACGGGTCTAAAAGGATTAGATACATTTTTAGACGCAAACTTAGGAGCAGGATTAGTAATTAATTCATTAGACATATTATTACTATATTTCATGTTTTTTCTAAACTCTTCTTCTTCAATTTGAGCTGGTCCTTTATCAGGTGCATCCTCTCGTGGGAAGTTTGGCTCATACGTTTTTGATGGTTCTGGCTCACTAGACTGTCTTAATTCATTTGTAAAGATATACTGCATAACTGCTTCAGGATCATCTAAATCTAGACCTTGAATCTTTTCATTTTCTTTATCATCATATATTAAACGCACTAATTTCGCATAGTTAGCTCTTCTTACTTTCATTTCCATAGTATCATCTATAGTATTTACTAATTGTTCTAAGTATTTAGGATTAGATAAAATTTTACCTTGATGTTTAGCAAGCAATGCGATACCCACACCAGTAAGAGGACTCATGCCAGCTCCTGTGGCTAGGAATGCACCTGATACACCACTGAAACCTGCAAGTGCAGCTCTTCTAGCTACGAACTGAGATGTCTCACCAATTTTGATATTGAAACCTATCTCTGCTATACGTAATAATCTGTTCATATTATCAACAGCAGCTCGTGCACCTTCTTCTCCTAATACTTTACCTGTTGAAGGATCTAATGTGTTTTTATACATTGCCAATAAAAAGTCTTGACCTTGAGCTGTATCTAATTGCATCAATTGTCTAAACTTCATGGGATTAAACACGTTTATAGAAACGATGTCTTTCGGATTGAATTGTTGTGCAAAAGTATCAGGCGCTCCTGTTCTTACAGACATGTCTACTTTACCTGTTTCAACTCCGCCTGTTCTTGTATTATAAGCAACTAAATCACTAGATTTTTGCCACAAGTCTGTTAGATAAGCGTTTTGTGCTATGTTAATAGGATCTTTCCTAGGATCACTTTTATTTCTTTTTACAAGTTTTGCTAAATCCTCTAACGCCATAGCACTAGGATTAGAATAAAAACTATCAAAAGCATATTTTGCTAATTGATCATCATAGATCCAGCCTTCTCTTGGAAGTGCTCCTTGAATAAACATAGTCTCATCAACATTTTTAAATTGCTTTGCAAAAGCTGACTTGTAGGTATTAGCATTCCATGCAAATACTTTATTAGCTCTAATTAAACTAGTTTTTAACAATTCCATTTGTTTTCCAATTAAAGGATCAGGTTCTCCACCTTGTCCCATAAAAACTTTCCACATGTTAGTATCGTTAAATCCTTGTTCCAAAGCTCCTTTAAAATGATTAGCTTGTGTGGCAATATCATCAGCTTGTTTTACATCAAATTTTGATACATATTCACCCCACCTTTGATTAAAAGTTTTTTGTAATTGTCTAAATTGAGTCGCATTTAAATACTCTGGTAGACTACCAAGAGATAATAAAAAGTTTTCAAAATTGGATAAATCGTCAAAGCCACCAATTGTGCCACGTGAGCCTGTAGCTGGATTGTACTCTAATTGTATTTTACCTCTACCTAATTGCTCAATGTAATCTTTAGCTAAAGCTGTAATTCTAAAAGTTGGTATATAACCTTCTCCTCCCAATTGATCATCAAGTGCTCTTGCTTTAATAAAAAAATCATCATACAAAGCTGCATTTAGTCTAGCAAATTGACTAAATTTAGCCTCTGCGGCATCGGTTAGTATAGCACCTGCTTTCATAACAGTGTGCATTGGTGCTAATTCATTTAAAGTTTCTCTAACTCTTTTATCCGCATACCACAAAACTTTTGACTTAGAAGCACGAATATCACTACCAACAAGAGGGAACACACCAACGACTCTACTGTACCATTTAGCCCAAGATCGATCAGTAACATTAGCAATACCAAAAGGTATTTTTTGTTCTAATGCTAGTTTAGCAAGTTGTTCTGCGTTGGTGCCTTTTTGCACACCATATGCCCATCGAGCTAGACCTTTCATCATTTTAAAGGCAGGATCTAAAGCCGCTGCACCACCACTAAATATGATAGCGTTCCTAGCGTGTATTAAATCTTCAACACCAGGATCATAACTTAGTTCAGGATCAGGCAATCCCTCTAATTCTCTATAAATGGCGTTCAAACCATCATATGCTTTTGCCGCTGTATATGCTCCTACACCCGCTGCCGTACCTACTTCTGCTGCTGCAACAGGATATTGTTTTGGATTTAGTAAACCTTGTAATAATTTTTTTCTATCTGCAAAATATAAAGGTAAGGTGCTTAAAAAATCACCTGCTATGGTTGCATTTTGTTTGTTAAATTCTGGTAAAAGTCTCATAGTCGTATTTGCTAAACCCATAAAACTATCACCAAAATAATCTAAAACTTCTGGTACACTTGTGTTAAAAGTAACAACATCTTTGGTCACTCCTATCAATCCTTTACCATAACCAGTATTAGGATCTCCTTGTGTTGCATCTAAATCTTCTGCGAAAGGAATACCAGATGTTTCTCTTTCTCCTCTACCTCTACCTGATAAAAAAGTAGTCCAAGCTCTTTTATCTTGTTCTAATTTTTCTCTCCATTGTTTATTTTTGAACCTGATTGGATCTTCAATCATTAATCGCTCTTGTGCTGTTTTCTCTTGTAAAGCTAATAAAGCGGATAACTCTGCATTCATTGCCTCAGTTCTTGCTGAAGGAGGTACTCCTTGTACATTATTGGCATCTCTTATGGAGTTTACAACTTTATCTAATAATCCTTTATCTGATATCCATTTTTCATCACCAGGATGAGACCTTAAAAATTGTTCTGCTTGTTCTTTTGTTTCAAATTGTATGAGTATGTCATTAGTGCCAAATGTTTGCTCTAATATTTCTCTTGGAATACCAGTCACAGCTTGAACATCAATATCTGGCTTATATTGTTTTAAACTAAATACGTTTTCCATTATTTTTTATCCAATCCAAAAGCGCCACCAGTTACAAACGCTGTGGTTTTTTTAGCCACATCTTTTATTTCTGGAGGTATAACACTTGATACGGCATCAACAGCAGCACCAATTTTTGTAATAGTCGAGGATTCTGATTTTGGTCTCCAACCTAGTTCTGTTAGTTCATAACCTTTTTTTTGACTTTCATCATAAGCACCATACATTTCTTCATAAGGATCTACCCACACAAAATCAACTCCTTCTACCTCAGCCGAGCCAGGCAAATCAGGTTTATCACTTAAATATTTTTTATAAGGTAAATGATCTTTTAGATCCTGTTTATTAGGCAAGGATACAGATGTGCTACCATCTTTGTTTGTAATCACTTTAGGAACATTATTCATAATCATTTGCATTCTTATTTGTTCTCTTTCTTCTAAATCATTAGGTATATCACCCTCAACATCTAGCACATATTTTCCTAATTCATATACGATACCAGCTAAAGTTCCATAACCTCCAATTCTACTAATTTTTCCTATGTTGCTCAAACGATTATAGGGTTTTTTACCTCCATACTTGTCATAGTAATCACCTGGATAATTCTTTTTCATCCACTCTTTATACTCAGCCTCAATAGGAGCAGTCATTTTTGATTTATATGTTGTCATTATTGTGGTGTTCTATCCTCTTCAAAAATTATTTTGACTTGACCTGTATCTGGATCCCAAGCTGATATAGTTCCGTCTATTAAACTAGATGTTCCGACAGGTACGTATCCGCTAGGATATGTTCCTTTGTTAAATTCATAAAGCATCTTGGTATCATTATTAGCTAATCTTAATTCTTCTCTTACTGCTGCTAATCCAGCCATGACAGTGTCAGAATCTGTAAAGGATTGTATTTTTAAACTCTCATAAGCTCTTGCGATATCGTCCAAGTTTAAACGTCCAGAGTCTTTTCTGGCTCTTGCTAAAGCATAAGCAATCGCTTGTACACGAACTCTGTTTTCTGCGATTTGAGGTTTAAAGTTACCCCAAAGTTCTTGTGAAAACTCACTGTTATGATCTAAAATTTGTTCAACAGGAACAAATACACCAGAACCCTCTGCTGTTTCTATCATGCCATTAGCGTATGTTCCTGCAATATTGTTACTTACACTACTAACAATTGATATACCTAACTCATCATTAGCTGCAAGCACGTCAGCTAACATACCTAAACCTCTTTGTTTAATATCTTGAATTGTACCAACTAAACCAACAATTGTTGGATCGGCTTTAATGTTTGCTATAATTTTATCAATACTTCTAATATTTCTGTCATACATTAAAATGGTTCCTAATTGTTCATTTAATGCTTTTGCAGGAAGCACATCTTCTTTAGTTAAGGCTACGTCTTGACCAACAATTAAATCAGCTAGACCCGTACCAATTGGCATCCAAGTTGCATTGGTATTCGCTTGTAGAATCGGATCTCCATTTTCATCAATAGCAGGTATTAAAATACTTTCATCTTTCATAATCTTAATCGGTAAACTAACTTGTTGTCCTGTTGTTGGATGTGTAAATGTTCCCATTTTATATGATCTGACCAAATCTTCTTTTGATTGTTTCGGTCGGTATCTGTTTGTGTCAAAAGCTGCATTCTTTGGCATATATAATAATTTATTATTATCTTGTGTGTCCATAACCTCTATATACTCTATATTATCAGTCGGCACATGTATGTCTGGATTTAAGTTTTTATTGTTGACAAATTGAATTTGATTAGTTGTTAAGTTTCTTACTTTTGTAAATGCGGGTTCTTTATATTCTCTTGGGTCATCAAATCGCATTGGATTGGCTTGATTTGCTCTGGCAAATTCTTCGTAACTAGAAAAAAATCTATTTGCTTTTAAAGTCTTATCATAAACTGTAAAAGGTGAATCATAGTCCAAAGCTTTACTGTATTTTCTTTCGTTTTCAGGTTTTTGTAAATCATTAAGAAAAGCGTTTAAAGATATTTCTTCGTTAAAACCAGTATCGTTGTTTTTTACAATTTTAAATGTTTTATTTAACTCAAAATTATTTTTTTGTTTTTGTTCAGCTAAACTCTGATAAAAACCTAGGTTTGAAAACATGGCTTGCGCCATCACATTAGCTCTATTGACCTGATCTTTTTGTTGTTCTGACAATACGTATTGTCTTTTTTTAGCTTCTACTTCTTTTTCAGCTATACGAATAGCCGTTGCATCTTTTCTTGTAGCCCTTGTTGCGGCTGTAAATTCTGGCACTGTAGCTCCAGCTGCTTCACCTAACACTTTTAAGGCATTGCCTCTACCTGTTAATAAACGAGCACCGAAAGAAATTAAAGATGAAGCAACATCTGCTTGTTTCTGTGCCTCAATGGCTTGTCTTTCAGCAGAATAATCGGTTTTAAACAATGAGGATGCCTCTTGCATTAATTCTTCACTAGTTCTTTCTGGATATAAAGACTCTGCAAAAGCAGAAGCTGTTGGATAAAAATCATACATACCCGCAGTTATACCTGTTAATAAACTATCATCAGTTGTTGTAGGTAAATTGGTCTGATTATTTGAAGCGTTATAAGTTTGATAAATACTTGTATCTAAAGGATCATATCCACCTGGTACAGCAGTAGGAAAAGGCTCACCTGTTACGTGATTAATATTAGGATTACCGCCATGTTTTAGCTTGGCGACTTTTTTGAACATTTTTCTATCAAGTACGCTCATGCTTTACCTTAAATCTGGTACGTTTAATCCTTTGTATGCTCCGAGGCCCATGATCCCTAGTCCTGCAATCTGCATCAACGGACTAGTAGAAGGTTGTTGTTGAACTGACATTTGTGAAGCAGGGGTGCCTGTTAAAATACCAGAAGCAAAAGACAATCGTTGGAAAGGTTCTTGTGACGCTAACTGTTGTGTTGCTCTTTGTGCGTCTAACACATTTTGTCTTTGTTGCTGTTGTAAAGCACCTGCTTGTTGTAATTGTGCAATATCTTGTGCCATCAATCCTTGTTGTAGTTGTCCCAGTCCAGCTTGTTGGCCACCAAGGGCTGCTAATTGCTGACCAACATTGAACTGTCTGCCTTGTTGTGCTTCAAAGGACTGTTGTGCTGTTTGCTGTGCTTGTTGGAAATTTCTTGATAAATCTTCAAAGATACGTCTTGATTTAATGTCTTGTAAGTTTCTAGCCATCTCTGCACTTTGTATGCCTTGACGTTCTGTGCCAAAAGCACCTGAACCCACTGCTTGTGCATCCATTTGTTGTTGCTGTAATTTTGCTTGTCTATCTAATTCTGCTAAAGCGTTTTGTGTAACGGCTTGTTGATAAGGATCCATGTAGGCTTGTATGCCTTCTGCTGTAGGAGCAAACATTCTTGCAGCTCCTCTAGTTGCTGATATACCCTCACCGATAGTTTGACCTGCTTGATCTAAAAAAGGTTGAAATGTTCCAATACCTTGCTGTGCCATACTCATGGCTTGTTGTTGTGGAGCTGTGAGTCCTGCTACTTGGAAACCAGCAATCGGTTGTGGTACACCTGCTCTACCTAATTTTCTTGCTTGAAAGTCTGCATCAGATTCGCCTGGCTGTTTTACAGCGTTAGGATCTCCAAATGTTGCAGTTAATAACTGTTTACCTCTCTCTTCAATATAAGGTGCCAGCCTATTATACGTGATTATTTCTTCAGCCATTACGCTATTCCTACCCCCCTCGATGAATCAGGATCTAAAGCATTCATCAAATTATACATGACCCGTGGTCCACCAGCATTTTCTACTGCTTTTGCAGTCATTACAAACTCTCCATCACTCAGCATTGCAGGAACTAAATCATCCTTAGGTCCACCCGGTCCTGAGATTTGACCTTGTCTTCTTGGAAACTCTCCACCCATAGCATATTTATCCATATACTCCAAGTCCATTATACCACCATCAGCGGCAAAAGACATTTGATAATTATTAGGTATACGATTACCGAACTGACCAAAATATGTGTTTCTTGGATATAAGCTTGTAAAACTTTCATCATCCATAATACTACCTTCATCTTTAGGTGTTGCTGCAGCTACAAGTGGTGGTACAGTTAATGCTGCAGTATTTGCTAACGCTTCAAAAGAAGCACCAGCCGCAGGGTTAACAATTTCTCCACCTACTATCTTAGCGCCACCATCTGATATTAACGATTGTGCTTGAGATGCACTTAAATCAGCTAATGGTGTGTCTACTAAACTAGGATCTCCAAGCAATTGCGCTTGTGCTGGACTGACTGTATTTCCAGCTGCGGCAAAACCTAAGTTAGATTTTACTTGATCAAAAGCAGCTCCTATACCACCTTCTCCACTAAATAATTTTGGTAGTGCATATTGCCCTGGATCTCCACCAAACATTTCTGCTGTGCCTAATGCTCTACCAGCACCATATCCACCAATGCCACCCATGATTACATCGCCAGCATCTCCACCAGTTAGTAATGGCACACCTGCACCAATCAGTGCAGAGTAAACAGGTCCTGCACCAAAGATACCAGCGATAGTACCAGCGTATGGTGCAATACTCTTGAGTGCTTTTTTAGCACCTTTAAAAATCTTTTTTAGAAAAAACTCAGGTTGTCCTGTAACAGGATTGATTGAATTAAACTCATTACCTACAATATATCTTTCAGGGTTGATACCCATGTCTAGCATTTGATTGAACAACATTGCTTTGAGTCTAGGATTAGAATCAAGAACTTCCATCGGCACAACAGTTTCACCTTCGGCAACGTGTGCGATGTATGCGTCCTCGTATCTACCTAAATCTGCAATTTTAGAAACCTCAGCTTGGAATGACTCTAAGCCTCTGGGTTCATATTGTTGCATGCTATAATCCATGTTTTAACTTGTTCCTCCGAATATATCCGGCATTTTATTTACTTTTATGGCGACATCTTTTTGTATGTCTTCTTCAGTTGTGTCGGTGGCAGGATCTTGAACGTCTTGATTTGCTTCTTCTTCAGTAGCGTAGACTTTTCCTGTTTTGGCGTGTTTGATAGTTGTCTCTGTTTCAACATCTATCTTAGGGACACTTGTCCCAGCAACCACGATAGTATCTTTATTTATACCCATTTTTTAACCTCCTTGCAATGTTTATGTTATTTCTAAAACGCTGATAATTATGTGTAAATCATTAGCGTTTTGGGCTGTTGCTTTAATTATTTCTGACTCTTTTGCTACCAGTGTACTAGTCAATATTTCAGCAGATGTTTTAGCTGCAATTGACTTATCTTTCTCTAATGAGAACACAGCAGCGGCACTATCTGTCAATGTCAAAGTCAATGTGCAAGCGTTCGATGCATCGTCATTGGACACTCTTATTGACTTAATTATTGCTGTAGTAGCTGTTGGTACAGTATAAACTGTGGTAGCATTTGTTGTTGTCAGATCTACCTTATAATTTGTATAAGTATTAGCCATCTATGATAAAAACCAGCTTATCCTTTCTTCATCATCACGTAATGTTTCAGGCGTGTAAGTATTGTTCAACAAAAATATCAACTGATCTAATGTTTGTATCAGTGTGTTTTGTTGTACTTGATTATACTCTTTGGAAGCTTGAGGTAGTCTAGGTATCTGTATTTGTGCCATTAGGCGCCTCTCATTCCATCAGGTTTTATATCTAGTCGAAGTGTTCCATATCTCCAGTTGTCATCAACTGCATCACTGGCAACCCTAACGGCAACTTGTCGTCCTCTTATTCTTGTGTCTTTTTTAGTTGTTGATGTTGTAATATCAAACGATCCGTGTGAAGTCTGTGTTCCCGTAGGATAAGGTCTAGTTTTAATTGTCAAGTCAACAGTTCCTGACTGTCCTTTGAAATCAGGTATGACTCTACTGATTGACATAAACTGATCACCGTCAGCGATGTCAACATCTCCTGATTCGATGTGAGCACTCATTGCACTACCATCATCATTCGATCCACTCTCATGTAGATAAATAAAAGTTCTACCTGCTTTAAGTCCTGTAATAGTAGAAATGGTTGCAGTCGTATCAGATGCCTCAAACTCAGCAGCGTAAGGATTATCATAAGTGCCTCTATCTGCCCAGGCGCTTCTTGCTAATGTGCCTATATACCAAAGATTTTCTGCATAATTAAATACAACCATTCTATCAATTTGAGTAGAATTTAGTGACGGATAGAACCACATAACTTCATTAAAGTCAGTGTTAGCTGCACAGAATATATCTTGTTTTGCATTTTGATTAAGATCATCAAATACATAGTCTTGCACAGTACAAGGTATCTTTTGCACGGCACCATCAAATAAGAAGAATGAGTCTGTGCCCATCCAAAAAGATACACCACCCACATCGACAGCAGCGTGTAAACCAATACAACCACAAGCAGAACCAAGCTGATTAAAACCAAAAGTCAATGGCGGACCAATAAACTGCATTTGATACAAGGCTGTATCTGTCCAGATAAGGACAGCACCTCTTGATCGCACTGCTGTTTGTATGACATTGCCATCCACTAATCGCTTAGATCCTGCTGTGTTTGTTGCTGTTGGTGTCCAAACATTTTGATCGTCTTGACCAGACCATCGTAAAAACATATTATCTTGTGTTGAGCTATCGGCAATCGTGGTCTCTGTGCCAAAACAAATGACATGTCGATCATCACCTGATACTAACATAAATCTACTTTTTGTAGGTGCATTAGATACATTGGTAGTAGAAGCTCGATTGGAAGATAATCCACTTGATGTGTCCCAATAGAATAAACCACCATTAAACTGTAATGCTAAAACATCTTCACCCCAGTTATCAAGTGCCCACTTGGCTGACTCCAAGAGAACGCCCTGGCCACCTGTCAAACCTGATCGAGTAGAGTTCCATGTAGATGCTCCCCATGTACCTGCACCCCAACCATAACCAAATAACGATACCGCTGATCCTGTATTAATTTGATATGTTCCGTTGGCCGTGGCTCCTGTTGCATCAGAACTAGCCGCAGCTTTTGCCTCAATGGTAAATGTATTAGAATCAGGGACAGTAAGTATCTCAAACTCACCCTCTAGATTAGCTGCACTAATACCGCCTACCGCACCACTGACACTTGCTATGGTTACAAAATCACCAATCAAAGCACCGTGACTAGAGTCAGTAACGGTAACAGTGGTAGATCCGTTAGTCGTTTCAAATTGTGTAATATTACCTGTGCCTGTCGCACGAATAGGAGTTATGTCAGCATAATTATTTTCTGAATAAGCGTAGAGTTTTTTATTGGTGCCATAGATAGCGTATTTGACACCATCAAGACCAGAGTAAGTTAAGATAGCTCTAGTTGCACCTACGAGTGCATCACTTGTAACTTTTTCCCAACCACCTATTTTTTCAGGTAACCCATATCGAAATCTAACATTATCACAATCTACCCAACGACCTTCTGCACCGTACTCTGTGTTTTGTTTATCTATCCCAGGTGCTATTTGTAATTTTGTTAATGGCATACAATAATCCCCTAGTTAGTTGCATAGAATGGTATCCAGTAGTCTGTTCCGTTAATATTTACTCTTATATGTCCTGTTAATGATCCAACACTTGTGTCAGTTGTAATACTTGATGATTGATCAGAATTACTAGTGCCATCAAATCGAATAAACTCTTGATCGGCATCGCCTTGATCTAATGTCAATACAGCAATACCTGCTGATGAACTTGCTTGATCGATAGTAACAAACGCACTTGTCGGTGATGATGTGCCCATACCAATCTTATCAGCCGAGCCATCAATAAAGAATGCGTGTGTTAAAGTATTTGTTTCTGCTCTAAAGTCTACAGAAGCACCTGATTCGTTGAAGGTAAAGTTACCACCATCTAAGTCTACGGTGCTAGTAACTTTCATACCACCCACAACATGAAGCTCCGTAGAAGGAGAGTTTGTTTTGATACCTACACGGTCATTACCTGCATCGGTAAAGAATAAGTTAGCATCACCGTTACCTTCAATTCTAAAATCTAAGTCTGCGCTAGATTCATTAAAGACGAAAGTACCACCATCTAATGATGTGTTACCTGATACGGTCAGTGTTCCGTTGGCCGTGATATTTCCTGCATCGTTCAAGACATCAAACATCGTAGAACCGTCAGAATACAAAATATGTTTAGCACCCTGTACGAGTGTTGTGCCTGTTCCACCTGATGGTTTAAAAGTTAAACTGTTGCCACTGTGTGTGGTTGCATCATCAACAATATACCATGTTTCTACTGCTTCACAGCTCATGACAGTATCACCTGTCAGTGTGCCTGTTAGTTTGATAATCGCATTACTTTGTTCATCGGTTGTTGATCCATCGGTTGTAGCTAAAGTATCGTTAGTGCTAGCAATTGCTACAGAAACATAACCTTTGATTGCTGATTCTACTTTTTGTAAATTGTTATTAGTAATATTACCCCAGGTTCCAGAGTTTTCACCTGTGGCTTGTAACTCTAGATTAAGGGAACTTGAATATGATGATGCCATGTTTTACTCCTAATCCGTTGAACCTGGCTCCACATCTACCCAGGTAATTGTTTGTGAGTCGTCTACTTCATTCCAAATAAAGAACGAGGGATCACCCACACTAAAATTAATAACATTTTGAAACGCCTCGCCAAAGGTAGTTTCTTCTCCTAATCCTATAGTAATTTGTCCAGCAGTGCTAGTGCTAACATTAGCAGAAGCAGCTACAGTCTCAGTTCCTATGGTAAAACTTGGTGCTCCAGCAGTAGAAGGAGATACAGAGGCACTTGCGGTTACACTTTCATCTCCTACATTAGCAGAAAACGATAAACCACTAACAAAAGGTGTTCCTACGTTTTGTACACCACCACCTCGGACTGAGGCTATGGCAAACTCAGATATGGTGCCGTGGCCAAATAACATTACGCTCCTGGTTTAGTTGGCCAAGTTACTGAGTTTACTTTTTCTACTGTGTCTAATCCTGTAGTAAGGTCTCTTAAATCTTGTCTATATTTTTTCTGTGCGTCTGTCATAGTGTTGTCAGAGGCACCCCACCAATCTGTTTCTGCTAATAAACTGTTTCTTTTAAATCTTAAATTACCTAATGCATTATCTAATGTTTCAGGAGGATTGACAAAAGAATCACCCTCTTTAATCATTCCACAAATTACATCATCTGGTGCTTCTACAAAACCTTCTTCCTGATAAGGTTGTTTTTGTATAATTATATTGTTATTAATTTTTACCCAGGCCATTATGCGACTTTCCATATTTGCACATCTGTATAAACATTTGTTCTACTGTCGGCTACACTTATTCCAAGACCATTGTTAGACTGTGCCTTCTCACCATAATGTCTAATCTCAAAAAGTTTTTGTG